ATAAATCAGTAAACGTACATCAGTTCACTATGATTCCAAAGGCGGACATTCCCCGCTCCAAATTCGACTGTCAGTCGGCACATAAAACCACGTTCGACGCTGGTTACCTAGTTCCCGTATATGTTGATGAAGTACTTCCAGGAGATACTTTCAACTTAAAAATGACGGCATTTGCCCGTCTATCTACACCTTTATATCCAATCATGGACAACATGGTTATGGATTCATTCTTCTTCTTTATTCCTAACCGATTAGTCTGGGATAACTGGGAAAAATTTATGGGTCAACAGGAAAACCCAGACGATTCAATCGACTATGTTATTCCACAACAAACTACACCCGAAGGCGGATACGCCATCGGATCATTGCAAGACTATATGGGCTTGCCAACTGTCGGACAACTTGATCCGACAAAAACTATTGACCATTGTGCATTCTTCACAAGGGCATATTCATTAGTCTGGAACCAATGGTTCCGTGACGAAAACTTACAAGATTCAGTCCTTGTATATAAAGGCGATGTAACTGATACAGATGCCGCAAACAACTACGAATTACTTCGTCGTGGTAAACGTAAAGACTACTTTACATCTTCATTACCATGGCCACAAAAAGGCGATGCAGTAACCTTACCTTTAGGTTCAACCGCTCCAGTCAAATCAAATTCTATTTATCCAGATGGTAAATATGCGTCTGTACTAGACGGCGACGGCGATCCTCGTCGTTTAAAAAATGATGCTGGCGGTGTATATGTATCTGGTACTGCTGATAATGAAGCAACACTATATGCAGACTTAAGTGCTGCTACGGCTGCAACTATTAACCAGTTGCGCCAATCATTCCAAATTCAAAAATTACTCGAGAGGGATGCACGCGGTGGAACACGTTATACAGAAATTATTAGATCGCACTTCGGCGTTATTTCTCCAGACGCACGACTCCAAAGGCCTGAATACCTTGGAGGCGGTTCAACACCGATTAACATTAACCCAATCGCGCAAACGTCTGCTTCAGCAGCTAGTGGAACCAATACTCCTCTCGGTACACTTGCTTCTATGGGTACTGCTCTCGCTCATAATCATGGCTTTACTCAATCATTTGTTGAGCATGGTGTAATTATCGGATTAGTATCAATCCGTGCTGATTTAACTTATCAGCAAGGTCTTGCACGTATGTGGAGCCGTGAAACTCGTTATGATTTCTACTTCCCAGCTTTTGCTATGCTGGGTGAACAAGCCGTTCTTAATAAGGAAATTTATGTTACTGGAAACGATACCGACGATAACGTCTTTGGATACCAAGAGCGTTGGGCGGAATATAGATATTCTCCTTCCCGAATTTCCGGACTCTTTAGATCTACTGCAGCTGGCACTATTGATGCATGGCATCTTGCCCAGAAGTTCACAACTCTACCGACATTAAATGACACATTTATTGCAGATACTCCACCAGTTTCTCGTGTGGTTGCAGTCGGTTCTGCTGCTAATGGCAAGCAATTTATCTTTGATTCTTTCTTTGATGTAAAGAAAGCACGTCCACTGCCTATGTACTCTGTACCTGGCTTGATCGACCATTTCTAATGGGTTTCTTCGACGGACTCGGCGATATGCTCCCTACGGTTGTTGCCGAGGGAGCTGGTATGGCAGCCGGCTTACCTCCTGGAACAGGTTCTGCGGTTATGGGTGCCTTGGGTGCTGCTGGATCTTATTTCGGCACCCAAGCTACTAATGCTGCCAACCAAGCGCAATCTCAAGCGCAAATGGACTTTCAACGTGAAATGTCCAATACATCTTACCAACGAGCAGTTAAAGATTTACAAGCTGCAGGTTTAAATCCTATGCTCGCTTATTCTCAAGGTGGTGCTACTACACCTACAGGTTCTCAAGCATTAATGCAAAATGTATTAGGAAATGCAAGTACATCTGGGTCCCAGGCTTATCAAGCTGCTGCCCAGTCTAGTAACTTAATACAACAAAACGAAAATTTAAAAGCTCAAGTGCAGTTAACAGACAACCAATCTGATAAAACAAGAGCAGAAACCTTGAATATTTTGGATGACAATCCAAATATCAAGGCACGTTACAAACAGATTCTCGCTGATACTTTTATGAAGGACGAAATAGCTAAAACATCTTCGGCCCAAGCTGCACAAGCGTTACAACAAACTAAATATACTAAAGAACTTACAGATCTTGCTAAAACTGGATCTGCACCAAGTTCATCTAAACCTATATATCAAGACGTTAAACAAATTGCTAGAGAGGCTTATTCTGCTACTGGAGCAGAGGAGCAATTTAACAAACTAAGACAGAAACTATCAAAATGAAAAATGATCCATTTATTCGTAATCCTTACAACTACGATACGATTGCTGCGTCAAATGAGTCCGGGCTGCGTTGTGAGGACGCTACTCGGACTCAGCAGCATTTCAAAGACGAAACGGATATAAATAATATCCTTCGTCAATTTAATATTACAGGTCAATTACCTACAAAGGCTATATCGCCTCGCTATGGCGATTTCACCGGTATCGGTGACTATCACACTGCCTTAAACCAAGTTATCGCCGCAGAGAGCGAATTTATGACTCTACCGGCGCAATTAAGGGCTCGTTTCGATAACGACCCTCAAACTCTTATTGAGTTCCTCAATAATCCTGAAAACTTAGACGAAGCCCAAAAATTGGGTCTCGTCAATAAATACGAAGTTGTGCAAACAACCTCGGAAATAGCGGGCGATGAGCCCGCCGCACAGTAATCATACTTGATATTACTGTGCTAGGTGACACCAAACAACCACAAAAGGAGAATACAACGTGTACATGCATCGTAAAGGCGTAAGCAAAAAAAAGTCTGCTAAGACTTTTAGAAAACACTCTATGCGGACGAAGTCCCCAAATATGAGATCAGCCCCCCAACGCGGAGGCTGGAGGCTCTAAAAACCTCTAGGCACCTCACATGCCCTGTACTTCTCCTATAACCGCTTATTTAAGCGGTTATCAAACTTTTCATGCTAACGATAAGCCGTCCAGGACGCTTTCGTTTAAACAAGACGATGACGATAGTCATCGCCAAATTCAAATCCCATGCGGTCAATGCGACAGCTGCCGTATGGAACACGCACGTCAATGGACCATGCGTTGTACTCATGAAGCTCAAATGCATGAAAAAAACTCATTTATAACCCTCACATACAATGATGACAATCTACCAAGCGATGGATCTTTACACCACGAACACTTTCAATTGTTCCTTAAAAGACTTAGAAAGAAATTACAACCTCACAAAATCCGTTACTACATGGCTGGAGAATATGGCGATGATTTCAGCAGACCTCACTTCCACGCCATCATCTTCGGATACTCTTTCGATGATAAGAAATTATGGAAAAGGACTCCCGCTGGTTCTATGCTTTATAGATCCCAAGAGCTTGAAGCCCTCTGGCCATATGGTTATTCCTCCGTTGGAGACGCTAACTGGGATTCAATTGGCTACGTTACTCGATATGTTCTTAAAAAAGTAAAGGGTAAACAAGCCGAAGCCCACTATCAAGACGTCGACTTTACAACTGGGGAAATAATCCAAAGAAAACCTGAATATGCAAAAATGAGCCTGAAACCCGGAATCGGAACGTCATGGCTCAAAAAATACCAAAACGACGTCTATCCACATGATTACGTCGTATTTAACGAAAAACAAGTAAAACCACCAAAGTTTTACGATAAACAATACAATAAGGAAAACCCTTACGAGTTTGACGAAATACAATATGAACGAGAAAAAACTGCTAAACTAAAACATCTGGACAATACACCTGAGCGACTCGCAGTAAAAGCTAAGGTAGTAAAAGCCAGATTAAGAAAACTTAAACGAACCCTCACTTAAGGAAATATCCTCATGATCTTAGTACTCTGTTCAGTAAAAGACCGCGCAGCGGACGCTTATGCACGACCAATGTTCGTGCCTTCTGTTGGTGTCGCCATACGGTCATTCTCGGATGAGATTAACCGTCAAGCTGATGACAATCAGCTCTACCATCACAGCGACGATTTCGATTTATATGAATTCGGCAGCTTTGATGACAATACTGGTTTGTTCACTTTACATGAACAACCAAAACTACTATCCTTAGGGAAACAGGTAAAAATTACCAAGTAAAAACCAAAGCGAGGAGAAAGGTTATCTTTCTCCCGCAATAACACAGGAGCAAAAATGCACCGCAATAAATCAGTAAACGTACATCAGTTCACTATGATTCCAAAGGCGGACATTCCCCGCTCCAAATTCGACTGTCAGTCGGCACATAAAACCA